ACCCCCTTGTTTCAGAAGCTGTAGTGGATGGCCGCTAAACTGGCTACCCAAGCAGCTTCTTGCTGAGATCTGTAACCAGGATCCCAGCCGTCCAGGTACCCTTGCGGGAGCCTGGACCGACGGACGCGTACTTTGGGCGGTTTATTGCTCCTTGGTACGAAGAATAGTCCGTCGCCTACCACGGAACCTTTCCCCTTGGGTTTACCCCCTGGGGAAGGACAGAAATACCCTCCGCACGCCAGAGGCATAGCGAACGACTCAGCTTCTTTTGGAGGCTGGTAGCGCGCATGCTCCAACGTCAAGTAGGTAAATCTCCGTGGACACCCCGCAGTCAATATCCCTTGATTGGGATTCAACCACTCGGGTACGAGGTGGGCCTTGCCGTCTACGTACGATCCAAGCAATGTTAATGTGCGATGCAAAGGAATTCCTTCCCGTGCACCCCACGACATCACTTGGTTTATCGTTACGTATACGTCGGGTTCCGCAGCGAGTGTCTTCACATAGAAAGGAGTAACATCTACCCCGTTTAGGAAGTCACCACCACAGGACTCGCGAAAGGGTCCTTCACAGTAAGACTTGTCTAGATTGACGACAAGTCCCGCCTTTGTCAAGACATCTACGAAACCTTCGTACTCGTCTACAGGGATAATGATATCGTCCCCGAAGACGCAGGTGTCGGACCAGTCGATGTAAAGACTTGGTCCGTGCCTAGTACAACGGTAGCCATAGATGAGAGCTACGATAAGCAACGTCATCAAGGGGAAAGTGAAACCATTCCCCATTGTGCTTATCATATGTAGCTCTACTTGCATGTCCGCATCCCCAGTTTTACCATCACCGGGGATTGTAATCGTGGGCGATCTGAGCTTCATTAACAGATCGAACCACGCATCGGGCATGAGGGCGCGTACAAGATCGATGCTGATCATATCGCTCGCTGATTTCAAGTCGAGAGTAGCAACACTCCCGTCAAGAGACCCGCGTTTGGCCATAGCCATATTCTTTGGCTGTTGGTTGCGAATGTCCAGACCGATACGACATAGTGCTCCTTCTAGATACATGCCCGCAGCAAGCTGTAGGCACATATTTCCGGAGGGTTCTATGGCGATTGTACGTTCTGTGTCCTCGTTTTTAGGTACTGTTGTTAGTCGCGAGCCTTCAATTACTGCAGTCCCCGAAACTCCTTGTCGGCCATCTCTGGCCACGAAGTAAGGGTTATGTCTGCGTAATTTACGGACCAAAGGCTCACACAGAGCGGTACAAGTCATGTCTTGCCAGATCTTATCGACGGTATGGGTACCCCTGACGCCATTACTAGCGCCAGGACCAAATCGCCAATTAGACCACAAGAATGACATCTCGAGAGGCTGTTGAATGGCCATCTCGTCCCAGGATGACGTGAAACGCTCTAAAATCGTAGTAATGAAATAACGAGCGTTCGCGATAACCCGTGGATCGGAGGTAACGGATGGGGGGCTCACCTGTTGGAGAGTCTTCACCCTTTCGTTTACTGCCAGAAAATCGGCAATAGCTTTACCCCGAAGATCTTCTCTAAGGAAGCGTGCTCTTTTTCGAGCACGTTGTACCTGACGGGAGACCGAGAAACTAATCGGCCCCCTGTCAAGAAGCTCTTCTAACATCGTGTTGAAGAACGCCGTAAGGCGCTCCTCATTACGACCTTGAACGTTACTTTTACTCACAGGATAACTCCCGATGATTATAACGGTTTGATCAAGATAGACCTAGAGAGTAGTAAGGCTACCTACTCTTCTTCTGTACCGGCATTTCCTCCGGATACGGCTGCGAAGCCGGATCTTGAGCGGAAACAGCGGTCTTTTCGGTCTTCGCGGTGTTTATGCGAATTTGATTTAGGGCAGTTACGATTGGATCCGTGAGCACCGGCGGAGCGTTCGCGATTATAACAAGCGCGCACGCCAAACCGATGCAAGCAGGCCCAACCTTTGCCCAATTCACAGGACACCTGTCAATACAGTGATCGAAATACCGTCCGCTTGTGCCCAACCAATCCCAAAATGGCAACTGATCATGGCGCGGATTTCTTCCGGTTCATAAGTATCAACACCGGCCGGAACCTCGAGAATCGTAGTGATTTTCGGCACCATGATACTCTGGTTAACGGCAGGGGCGGCTCCCTTTCGTGTAATGAACTTATACACGTTGAGAGGCACGTTCTTGATTACTCCCGTTACAGGGTTTGCCTGCGGTAACGTTCTCAGGACTGGAGGCCGGAAGAATGACGTTGTGAACGGCTTACTTACGCTGTTCACATCGACACCCGTCTGAGTACCACCGAGGGCGCTAATGGCGTATTGTTTACCATTAACGTTCGGCGCGGTATCCACTAAGAGCGTGTAGGTCGGGCTTGTTAGGCCTGTGACCGCTGCGCCTGTTGCGGGTGATGCTGGTGCAAAAGCCATGTATGGCTCCTTAAAATCCGAAACCCTTACCCCGTAAGTAGTTAGTCAGTATACTTACGTCCAGGTTTGCGTTTCAGGTTGAGCACAGACGCCAAGTTTAACAACTTGGTTAGCCCATGCGATGCGATTTCATCGACAGATTTAATGGCGAGAGACCGCGTAGGGATTGTGGGTGCTAGTTTAGTGCGCGTGAACTTATTCATCCTCATTATCGACGGATTTCCGTTAATAAATGCTGTCGCTCCAGAAACTGGAACGGCACGGGGATAATTAGTCGTAACGCACTGATACTTGTAACTCTTGGATATATACTTTACATTTACAGGTAAAGTATAGAACTGATCCTCGAGAAACGAGCCTACAGTACTAAAGTAATCAACCACCCAGCTATAAGGGGTGAGCTCCCATAAGACACTTGGGAGTGCACCTACCTCAAGGCCGAGGTGATCGGGTACACTGTAGTTGCTGCCACCGCGGACTTTTATTTCCACGCCGGCAACATATCGGATTGACTGGATGTGATTCGAGTTCTTATCGAACGCGATGAAACTTAGTCCAGTAAGCGATTGGGAAGAACCACCTAAGCTTCCGTCGCTATAATCTCTACTAGCAGTACCTGAAACAGTGACAAACCGATCTATCCTTGTGACGTAGTGCAGGATAGAGTCTGCACCTGATTGGATATCTTTGAGTAAGGGATTTACCCCGAACCCAAAGCCCAACCAGATGTCGGATGCCTCTCTAAAGATACTTTCACCCTGTGTTTTCTTTATGGCTAGCAAAGACTTGAACGTCTTCATGCCGATTCCGTTAATCTGTCGCACTAAGCGATGAATTTCACGGCTTTCTGCAAGTGGAGGTCCAAGTTGAGCGTTGCCAATTTTGCCATTGAGCTTGTTTCGAAGTCGACCTATTGCTTGGTTATTTAAAGCAGTTTGGTCTAGTTCGTTACTAGCTAAGGCCCCGAAGAGCTCCCCATATCCTTTACAGATTGTTGTACTGTTTTCGGCCTGGGTAGTATACTTCGTGGACTTGAGCTTATGCACAGTTCTGTTATAACTAGAACCAGCATCGCCTCCTTTGGCAATTGTTACACGCCAGCCAGGATTCTTGGTACCCGCTTTGATGTCGTTCCCAATGTTTCGCGTGAAATTATACTTTATGTCTTCTGGTATATAAAGCGATGAAGTCTTGCTTTTCCAGTCGGCACGAGAATAATCCATGCAATAGTTGGGAGCTTCACTTAGGTTACCAGTGCGTTTCCCGTCCTGTTTGGAACGTTTCACGCGTGGAAGGTTAGGGTAGAACTTAGGCTGTTTAGCCATACCTTTATCCTCCATGATGGCTGTTGATGTAAAGTACGGTGAAAACCGCACTTAAAAGGGACCCCTAACATTACTGCACCGCATACAATCGCCTGATCAAAGGCGATCCCGGGAGTTTTAATCCTCCCGGGTCCACAGTAGTAGGTGGTAGCATGTGATTAGTATGCTAACACTGTACTGCAGGTGTATGCGTGCGTGTAATGATCCGACCATCAATCTGTGTACGGCGATCTTAACTAAGGGCGACTAAGCCCTAGGAAAGATAGTTACGTACCAGAAGGCCGTTGCAAAACGGTTGTGTAGCTAGTTAG